CAGGGCGGCGTCGGTCAGGAAATTTGCAAAGGCCCTGTTCGCGCCAACGCTCCAGTCCGACTGCAACTCGCCAAGGCGGAAGTAGTAGTTCTCGTTGGCCGCGAGTGCCGCCCGAAGCTGCGCACTGATCTCGGCCGATGCCCGCTTGTACTCGCTACTCCCAAGTAGGTCCTTCGGCGTGGCTTTGTCCAGTTGTTCCTGGTACCGACGGTACTCCCGGTATATGGATTCCGTTTCTTGCGTGCGTTGGAAGGCCTGGTCTCCCATCGTGAAGGCCGCCAGGCGCCTATCGTATTGCTCGCCACGAAGATCGGACGCCGAGCCCATCGACGACTGCAACTGGTCTCGCCGCTGCTGAAACTGCTCCAGATTCTTGAGCCGCTCCTTCTCCGCCTTCGCGAGGTCCTCCTGAATCGTTCTCGCCTTCTCCAGGGCGACGCCCCATTCCAGCTCAAGGCGGATCTGATCAGCCTTCGCGAGGATCGCCTTCTGGTCGACCGTCAGGTTTGCCTTGCCCCGGAGGTCCGCCAACTGCTGCTCAAACGCCGCCTGCGCCCGTGCTGCCGCGCCAAGCTTTTCCCGTTCCAGCAGCTGCGCCTCAAGGGCCGCGTTCTGCTCGCGGATGTTCTGGAGCATGCGCTGGCCGGCGTCGTCGCGGACCGATCGTTCGGCTTTCTGCCGAAGCGAGTCCAGCTTCTCCGAAATCCCGCCAATCCGGTCTTCCAGCTCCTTCGCGAGGGGCGATTCCCCCTGCCCGGTGCGCTGCAATTCCCCCAGCATGTTGCGAAGCTCGCCAAGGTCCGACGTCAGCCGGCGCACCTCGGCGGCCTGCGACTTGTAGGACTCGGTCCGCTCCAGAACCTTCTTCCGACGGTCATCGTCCTCGTTCGCGGCCGCAGCGGCCGCTGAAGTCCCCCAAGAAGCGGAAGCGCCCCCGTTTGGTGGTCCCCACGATCCCGACGCGCCGCCGGTGTTGCCCGCACCGCCACCACCACCCGCGGCCTTTGCTTCGCTTGCTGCTCGCATCGCCCATCCGAACGGGCCTCCGGGCGTCAGCGCGTACCGCCACACCGGCGAATCGGTCAGCCTATCCAGCCACCGGACGAACGACGCAACGTTCCGTATGCCCTCGGCGAGCCATTCATTCATGCCGCGCAGGACCGAGCTGCCACCGATCTTGCCCATGGTTTCGTCCCAGGCCAGACCCAGCTCATGGGTCGCGCGCTGCAAGGGGGTCATACCCCTGTCCGCCAAGCCGCCGACCGACACTCGCAAAGCGTCGATCAGCAATTTCTGCGCACCCGCCTTGTCGCCGTGCCGTTCCATCAGTTGGATGGACAGCAGTTGCTCGGCCGACAGGATCCCCAACGCCTCGTCAAGTGCCTTGGCCCCGCGCGTTGGCTCCTCCAGGGCGGTTGCGAGTCGCTTCGCCCCCTCCTCCGGTGCCTCCCCAAGCGCTGCGGCCAAGTTGGTCGCCAGGGACGCGAAACCGCCCATATCCGCAGGCGCGATGTCCCGCAACCGGGCGAACTCCTGCACCATGGCTTTGGCTGCGTCGCGCGAAACCCCCGGCAGCTTCGATATGGAGCTGATCAGGTTGTCGATCCCCACCGTGGAGATCTGCCGATCCGTCGCCAGGAACTGGACGTAGAGAGACTGCAAGCCGCGCAGCTTGGACTCCACGCCTGCCGCGGCAAAGCCCACAGCCGCCACCGCCGTGGCTCCCAGCGTGAACGGCGTGACCAGGGACAGCGCGGTTGTTGCCAGCGCGGCGAGCGCGGGTCGGAGACCACCGAACATGTCGCGCAGTTGACCGCCCTGCTGCAACATGACCGTGATGACGTTCTGGCCGCCCTGTAGACCGACCACGATATCGGTAATCTGCGCTGGCACACCACGCAGTGCCGCCGCGGTCTGGGCGGCACTCATCCCGTATGCGTTGAACCCCTTCGTGCCCGCTTCTAGTTGCTGGATCAGGCCCTTGACTTTTTCCGACACCCCCAGCTCGGCCGCCTGCATTTTCAGCAGCTCGGTCTCGGATTTTCCGGCTATCGCGATACGTCGTTCAAGCGTCTGGATGAACTTCGATGCCGCAGCCTCCCTCGCCCGCTCGGCAAGGGCCGCCTGGTTCAAGCTGGCGGTCACTCGCCCCGTCTGGCTGACGAACGCCCACGATGCGGAACTTGCGCGACCCAGTTCCGTCTGGACAGTCGTACCGAGCTGCGTCGCCGCACTCGAACTCGAAGAAAATGCGCGCACCAATCCCGACGGATCGCCCGTCAGCACGTAGGCGATACGCTTTTCGTCCATTTCCAACCTTCAGGGGGATCTATCGAGCATTGACCATGGCCTCGATGGCGGCGCGCTCCATCGTGCGTAGGTCTCGGTATAGATTCGGGCGGTCGCGCTTTCGAACGCCGCACAGGCTCACGGCGGCATGGATTTCCGTAGCCGGCAATCCGACCCGGCGCGGCCCAGCGCCGAATCCGGGCACAACCAGCGTCCAACTGGTCTCCAGGTCCACGAATATGCGGACCGCCAGCCAGTTCTCCGGCCACACCTCGAAATCATCAGTCTCGGCATCAGCACTTGACGAGGCGGCCGCGATGACCTCGGGCGGCGCGCCGGCGGCCTTCAGCGCCTCCAGCACCAGGTCATCCGCAGCAAAGTCCCGCGCGCCACTGGCGCTGTCGCGAGCCCACCAGCGCGCCGCCTCGATCAGTTTTTTTCTCGGGCCTGCTGGTGGGCCGCGAAGAATCCATTGAACAGAGGCACAATCGCCTCCGGAACCTCCTCGACCAGAGCGTCGAGTTCTTCAATGGAGAATGCAACCGGCTGACCATCAGGGCTCACCATCTCACGCCAGCCCGCGAGCTTCTCCCTGATGAACGCCATGTCGCTCGGGAACCCCCATTCGGGGATTGGCGTGCCGTCGGCGCGCACGATCGGCGGCAGGCCGTTCGCCTTGCGTGCGTGATTCGTCACGGCGTCCTGGAGGTCTGCGACCTGGCCGTGGTCGTGGCGGTGATACTGCGCGACGAACTCAACTTTCTGAACCTGGCCGAACTCGTCGTAGATGGAAAAGGAAATGGGTGCGGCGGCCACGGGCCGCTTTGCGCGAACGAAGGGCATGCAATGCTCCGAACTGGATGGAAATGACGAATCAGCGGACGACGATCTCGATTTCGTCGTTGCCTTGGTCGGGGTTGACGTTGAGGTTCAGGCCCAGCATCGCGGTGCCGTCCTGGTCGGAGTACGCGGGATTGGTCAACTGCGCCTTCGGCAACCGCACATCGATGATGTTGCCGGCCACCTTCCCGTGCGTGACGGACACGGCCTGTTCCTGCGCGTCCAGCACCATCTGGGGCCAGTTGAGCTGGGCGATGCGCGGCAGCTCCAGCAGAATGTTCCCGGTCGGCTGTCGCTCGGTGATCTCGGCGCCTTCGCAACTGACCAGCGACCGCCAGACGAGCTGATTGGCGACGTCGAACGTCAGCTGTTGCAGGCAGCCGGTATAGGTGCCCAGGGCCCAGGTCGGCGTGTTGACCTTGTTGACCCCCAGCGGCTTCATGAACGCCGCGTAATCGACGTTCGATGGGTTGGCGCCGTCGGTGATGGGCGAGTACGCCCCCATGAAGCGGTACCGCATGAAGGGAATGCCCTTGGCGGTGATGTCGAAGCTGACGGTGCCCCTGGCGTCCATGATCTTGTGGAAAAGACCGTCCAGGTAGTAGTGGAGCGTGAGCGCCTTCACGTCGTCGGAGATAGGCGTGTAGGTGACCGACACACCATCCTCGATCGTCTCGGCGAACCCGCACGCCTGAAGCAGCGCACCCCAGGCCGGGGGCGTGCCGGCAACCCCAGCCCCCGCCAGCTCGACCTCTCCCTCGATCTGGGCGTAATAGGCGGTCGGGATCTGCCCGGAATTGCCCAGGTACGGCCGCAGCAGCGCACGCTCCGCCATTTCCCGTCGCGTGGCCCTCGCGCTTTCCCAATGACAGCCTTCTTGCCTGGGAATTCATCCATGAT